GCGTACAGTATCAAAGTATACGTCTGTAAACTCTTTAATATCATATCTCCATTGAAAGCAGTGATCTTTACACCACTCTCTCACTGCACGCCGAAGGTCAGTATGTGCATCAGTGTCATAGTCGCTAAACGGTATCCATTTACGTTTATGATCTACAATCTCTTGAGGTGTCATAGGTCTATCCAATTCTTGATGAGTCATTTTTGTTTACCTCTCTTTGCATTTTATTATAGTCTTGTTTGACTTCCCACATAGCTTGTGCATCCATATGCATAAAAAGACCTCCTAGGCATAAAAGTAAAAAGCCTAAACCTATTATAATTGCTACAATAATCTCAAACATTACACATTCTCCCATAATATGTCGGTGAGTATAACCTCATAGGCATATGCTTCGACCTCCCAAGGAGTCTCCATATACTCCAGATCTACGCAGTCGATGACTACTTTGTTGTGCTTCCAAACATGGTCGATCATGTTGATCTGACCCTTGCAAAACTGCTTAGCATGTACTAACTCATGAGCAATATTGCTTGCAATTTCGTGAGGCTCGTATGCTACTTCTTCTTCGCCTTCAAACATCCAATGAGTAGCAACACTAACAACGGCCTCAGTTTCATCACCAATACAGAAACCTGCGTGAGTACCTAACTCTTCACCTTCATCAACAAACTTTTTAAGTTCAACATAAATAGTGTACTCAGCGTCTGCTGGGAACAAGGATACTATGCACTCATCAATAAAAGAGTGGTAGTTAGTGGTGTTTTTGCCTTCAGTAAATACGTTTATCATCTCTTTCTCCAGTTAATATAGATATTATACGCACGTTTAGGCATTTTGTCAAGAACTATTTCAAGGAAAAAGGGTTCTCTGCCAGCTTCTCTTGCCTCTTTCTCTCTCTCGCAACAGCAGAAGCTCTACGTTTTTGCTTTCGAGAGGCTGGTTTTTCGTAATACTCTTTCTCTCTATAGTCATAAAGTTTGTTGCTATCATTGATCTTGCGCTTAAAAATACGCAGTGCTTGCTCAATATTGCCATTCCTTACTTTAACATTCATCCATCGTCCTCTCTATCCATATAAATCCATATAGCTAACAGAGCAAAAACTATCGTCCATTCTACTAGTGTCATTTAACAAACCTATATCCGCGCTTACGAAGGTAAGCTACCTGGTTACGAATAGCCTGTTCAGATCTATCAGGTAAAAGTGCACATACTTCTTCTATACACGCATGATAGTAATACATAGCAAGTGTTTTTCGCTCCGTATCTGTCCAAGGCTTTCTTTTATATTTTTTCATGAAGTTATTATATCGAAATGCAAGCCTGTTGTCAAGAAATTTTTTTAGCAGCTCAAAAATATATCTTGACATTTAGTGCATTTTTGAGTATAATTCACCCATAAAATATATAAAAATAGTTAGGTCAAAAAGGAAAGTTCTTGACTTATTACCCATTTGTGCGTATAATAGTTATTCTGAAGTGGACAAACCAATCCAAGAAACGGAGAATTTATGTTAGAACTAGCAGTACTAATGTTTTGTATGATAGGTTGTGGCATGACTTGCCATGCCTTAGGCAAACAAGAAGGGATTGAAAGTACTATTGAGCATCTTGTAGATGAAGGCTTGTTGCAGATAGATGAAGAATAAACTAATAATACGCGAGGAGGTTAAGCCAGACAACACCCTTACCTACGTCGTAGAAGATAAGTATACAGTATATATGCTAACAGGTAACTTAGCCTGTGCAAAAGAGTTAGTAGAAAACCTTAAACTAGAATACAACCGGGAGAAGCAAAATGCCAGCTAAATTTAAAGAATCAGTAAAAGTATTAGTAAACCGTGATGCTAAGAAGTACAAAACAATTAATTATTTTATGCACGCTACCACAACTAAAGAGTTGGTAAGTGCCTATGACAGCACAAGTACGACTCCTAAGCGCAAGCAAGCCATTCGTAACGAGCTAATTCGTCGAAGGGTATCTGTGTGAAGAAAGTAGTAATATATAGCAAAAGCAAGTGTCCCTACTGTACTTATGCAGAGGACGCTTGCAAGCAGTTATGTAAGTTAGATGGAGAGTTTAACCATGTAGTTCTAAAGCTAGATGAAGATTATACTAAGTTAGAGTTTAAGACTATCTTTCCTAATGCTAATACTGTACCACAAATTATTGTGGATGGTGTGCAAATTGGGGGATGGGATGAGTTTAAGCCAAGAGTATTGGCACGGATACAGGGAGAGTAGTCTCCCCTTTAAGCAGGCTACAAACGGGTCTTATAGACCTAAGTTCTATGGAGAAAGAAAGTTGAAAGAGAAAAAAGAGGCCGTGTGCTATTTGTGCAACATGGTTACAGCGATTAGTTGTTTAGCCTTACCGTTCATAACAATATACGCCAGCGCAGCAGGTATGTAAATATCTAAGGAGATCACATGAATAGAGAACAAGTACAAAAACAATTAGCAGTAGACGAAGGGATAGTACACGAAGTATACCTTGATCATTTAGGCTATGCCACATTCGGCATCGGGCACTTAATTACGGATAAAGATCCAGAGCAAGAGTATACAGTAGGTACTCCTATCAGCGAAGAGAGGGTAACAGAAGCTTTCCAAGCTGATCTCGATATTTCTATTGGGGAATGTAAAGTTCTCTTTGACCTGTGGGATACTTACCCAGGGGAAGTCCAAGAGATACTCGTCAATATGATGTTTAATCTTGGACGTCCTCGACTTAGTAAGTTCAAAAACTTCAAGAAAGCTGTCGATTCAGGTGACTGGGCCAAAGCTGGTATTGAAGGAAGAGACTCCTTATGGTGGAAACAAGTAGGTAATAGAGCTGAAAGGCTTATGGTAAGAATAGAAAGTGTCTAAACTTTTGATGGGAATTATAGCAGCGATGGGTAGTGCAGGTTTTCTGTACTACCAATTCGCTGTTGTACCCATGCAAAATAAACTAGAAGAACAAACGGCAGTAATCCTAGCCCAAGACCTGCGAGATCAAGAGCAGAAGGCTACAATTATCGCAATACAAGACAACATGGAGAAGACAGTAGCAGCAAGTGCTACTCTTCAGAAGCAGAATCAACAGTACGAAACTCAGATGGCCGACTACTTGGACATCTTTCGCAGACATAACATAGCGCAGTTAGCTAGTGCAAAACCTGGTTTAATGACTACGCGAGTGAACAAAGGCACGGAGAAAGTATTCAATGAAATTGAAGATATTAGCAAGCGCATTAACGCTCTTAACGATTAGTGGATGCAGTTTACTACAGCAACCTCCTCGTGAAGTAGAGATTATAACCAAACCGATAGAGATTATAATCACACAACCTATCATGCCACGACCCCTGAATCTCAAGGAGCCAAATTGGTATGTAGTATCAGACACTAGAATAGCCAACAAAGACGGCTTATACCCCGAAGGCTATACCTATTTCGATAAGTTCGTAGACGATATCAAAAAGAAGCATGGTGGCGATCTAGTGTTTATCGCAATGAGTGTAGCAGACTATGAGCTTATGTCGTATAACACACAAGAGCTAAAGAGATATATTAGCCAGCTAGGAGAAGTAATCGTTTACTACAAAGATGTGACCACTCCTACAGAGACAACAGATGGCATACAGTGATAAAGTACTAGACCACTACGAGAACCCACGCAATGTGGGTATTCTTGATGCTGATGCAAAAAACGTAGGCACAGGTATGGTAGGAGCACCTGCCTGTGGAGACGTAATGCGCCTGCAAATACAAGTAAATGATCAAGATATAATTACTGATGCAAAGTTCAAGACCTACGGGTGCGGATCGGCTATAGCATCCAGTTCACTTTTGACCGAGTGGGTGAAAGGTAAGCACATGGATGAAGCATACAAAATTAAAAATACAGATCTAGCCCTAGAGCTGGCTCTTCCTCCTGTAAAAATTCACTGTTCGGTTCTTGCCGAAGATGCAATCAAAACAGCTATACGCGACCTAAAGTCAAAAAGATGATAGAGGTAACAAATGAAGCAATTCATCAAGCAACTCGAAAGCTGCTTAAACAAGGCCGAGATTCTTTACGAGTAGGTTTGGAGCCTTCTGGTTGTGCTGGGTATAGTTATATCCTCGAGTATTATAATGGTAACGATACTGAGTATCATACACAGTTTAAGTTTGACGACTTAACTATTTATATAGACCATAAGTCTTTACCCCTGCTTACAGGCATGACCTTAGATTATGTATACGAAGGTCTCAACGAAGGTTTTAAGTTCATAAACCCTAACCTCACTACTGAATGTGGGTGTGGTGAATCTGTAAATGCTTAAAATAGTTCTTGACAAGATACCCGAACTTTAGTATAATACATATTCAATTTCAGAGAGTACCACATGAATTTATTCTATTTAGACGAAGATCTCGATAAGTGTGCAGAGTTTCATGTTGATAAACACGTCAACAAAATGATACTCGAAGCCGCACAGCTCATCAACACAAACCTCTGGATAGATCATCTATTCGGGTTTGTTCCTCGTGCTATTACCAAAGAAGAGAATGCTATTCTACAGACTACTCGTAAAGAGCAGAAAGAGTTAGCTATGGAAGATCGTATTTTTCCATATCTGCCTACTATGCAAAACCATCCTAGTTGTGTGTGGGTGCGTTCTTCACTAGAAAATTACTTCTGGACTAACTGTTACGCCTTTGCTCTCGGTAGCGAAGCACACTATCGTTATGGTAGTAATCACAAAAGTCTCGCAATGCTTTATGCCTTGCCAGAACCTAAACACATGGAAGACCACGGCTTCACTAAGTTTGCCTTGGCAATGACAGAGGAGTTAAAAGACGATGATAACCCTATACAGTCTTATCGTAATTTCTATATGCTCGACAAAGCTACGTTCGCTTCGTGGAAGTATAGAAACAAACCACACTGGTGGGACGAAGAACTAGCCGACTATGACAACCGAATCTCAGGACAATAAAATGACAGTAAGATTAATATCAGCATCGCACGACAACTTATTAGAAGATATCGCAATGATGGCTAGAGTATCAAACCCTAGTAATCAGTATAATACTGAAACTTCAGAGAAATTAGTACGGTATCTAATTAAACACAACCACTGGTCGCCTTTTGAGATGGCTAGTATTACTCTGGAAATTAATACTACACGAGATATAGCGCATCAAATCGTTCGTCACCGTAGTTTTGCTTTTCAAGAGTTTAGCCAACGCTATGCCGACCCTGCGGCAATGGGATATCCTTTTGAGCTAAGAGAATGTCGAATGCAGGATGAATCAAACAGACAGAACAGTGTTGAAACTACGGATCATACTCTAACTGCAAAGTGGATACTTACTCAGAAAAGAGTTATAGCAGCAGCCGAAGGCGCATATAACTGGGCTATTGAGAATGGCATTGCTAAAGAGCAGGCCAGAGCCGTACTTCCAGAAGGCTTAACAAAGACTCGTCTTTATATGTCAGGAACTGTAAGATCGTGGATTCACTACATTGACGTAAGGACTACGCCAGGTACTCAGAAAGAACATATGGACGTTGCACGAGAGTGTGCGTATACAATTAATAAGTTCTTTCCTATGATTAAGGACTTTGTACATGGAGATTAAAGACTTAAAAGGCTTTATCAATGTAGCTCGTAGCGGAGAGCTTCCGAGGTGGGAGGCTCCAGGCAAAAAATTTGATAGTGAGAAACCTAAGATGTACCTTCTGCCTCCGAAAGCTACGGTCGAAGTAGCAAAGGTACTGACTTTCGGTGCATCCAAGTACGATGAAGAGAACTGGCGAAAGCTAGAGGATGCCCAGAAAAGATACAGCGGTGGTGCACTTCGGCACATATTCTCCCATCTGGACGGAGAGCTAGAAGATCCAGAAACAAATTTGTCGCATCTAGCACACGCTATTTGCTGTTTAATGTTTAAATTAGAATTGGAGTTAGAGACGGATGGCGAAGCGCGTAAAGAAGAAGAGCTACGAAAACTTATCGAAGGTGAACATCGAGAAAGTTATAGCCCTATTGAACCCCACAGACACCCTTACAGAGAAACCGATTTCTAAAAAAGAAGCGTGTGACATTCTTAATATTGCCTATAATACTACTAGGCTAAGTAATATCATAGAAGAATATAATGACCAAAAAGAGTATACTAAAACCCGTAAAGCAGGTCTTCGTGGCCGCCCAGCAACTGATGCAGAAATCTGTGAAACGTGCGAGAGCTTCCTCGGAGGAGATACTATATCAGATATTTCTAAACGACTCTTTCGTTCAGCAGGGTTTGTACGCGGAATTCTTGAAAGAGTTGGAGTCCCGGCGAGACCCAACAACAAAGAAGAAAGACTAACTCCTCATTACTTCCCCGATGAGTGCGTAGCTGAAGACTTTAAAATGGGAGAAGTAGCGTGGTCATCAACCTACCACAGCACAGTCATAGTTAAAGAACGACTAGACTCAGAATGGTTGGCAAGTAAGAAAGGCATGACACAGTTTGACTATGAAGGCAAGTATGGCTGTCCATGTTACTCTGTATATGTAGTTCAGAAAGTAGACAGCGAAGATACTTTCTTTTCTAGTGTACAATCTGGTGGTTTCAGTGCGTATGCTCCTGCATATGAATTAGGAACACTACAACATTTGAAAAAATATGGTGTGAATTTGGAGAGGTTGTAAAAAATATTTCTTGACGCATAGCTTAAAATTGCGTATAATATCTTTTCAAATCAAGGAGAATAACATTGGGAGACCGATTCTATACTCAGCAACTACAAGCACTGGGCGACTGCCCAGGTAATAAAAACCCTAACAGAAGGACACGAAAAGTGGCTTGGGACGACGATAAGAAAGCACAGGCAGTAAACCTGTATGAAGAAGCACAACCAACTCCAGAGACTAGCATGGAGATTGTTAAAGATATTGCAGACGAATTAGACGAGTCACCTAACGGTGTTCGTATGATCTTAACAAAAGCTGGCGTTTATGTTAAGAAAACCCCTGCCGCTAAATCTAGTGGTGGAGCTACAGGTGGAGGGGCGGGTACGCGAGTATCTAAAGCTGCCGCAGCTGACGCGCTCATAGCAGCACTCAGTGATGCCGGACAGCCTGTAGATGAAGAGATTATTGCCAAACTTACTGGCAAAGCCTCACAATACTTTACTTCAATAATCACAGCGATTAACGAAGCTTAAGTAATCCACACCCTACTAGATTCGTCTAGTGGGGTGTTTTTATATCTACTATAAATAACCTTGCAGTAAGTATACTCACAATAATGATTGCTGAAATACTACCAAGGAGCTATAGTGAAAAAGCAAGAACTGGCACAGTTAGTGCACAATTATGGAGACGCTGTTATTACATATCGTAGCGAGCACTCCAAGAAACTAAAGTACAATGTTTGTACCTTAGACTTTTCTACTCCCTACATTCAAAAGAAGAAGAATAGGGCAAAAGAAACGGATGACACCCTTCTTTTCTTCTGTTGGGATACCGACTCATATCGACTACTCAGACCTGCTAATGTGTCTAGTGTTGTGCCTTTGTCTTCTATTCTCAAAAATGAGGGAAGATAATGGAACTTCATCAGGCTCCTGAAGCGTACTCTCGTGTAATTCACTATGACGAAGTTAAAGAAGTGCAAGTAAGACTTACTATTAATACCTTTCGGGGTATTGAGTATTTGCATCTTCGTAAATATTATATGGACTTTGATGAAGAGTGGAAACCTACCCCTGAGGGAGTAGCAATGCCGCTTGATCTTTCCAACTCCAGAGAAATGTTCATGGGATTAGTAGAGATACTATCGCTAGCAGAGTCAAAGGAAATGGTAGAAGAACATTTTTCAGATCTAATTAAGGATCTTTATAAATAGTTCTTGACAAGTTTGTTTAAATCCCGTATAATATACTTTCTTATTTAGGGGAAATACATGCAAGCATTTTTAGACAGAGCGAGTACTATGTACTACGAAGGTTATCCTCTCATTTCTGATGAAGAGTTTGATCTTTTAGCGTCTAAGCATAACTACAATAAAGTGGGATACACTGTTACGGATGCGGTTTCGCATACTTATCAAATGTACTCATTGCAGAAATGCTTCGATCTAGACAAAGCTCCTCTTGATATTAAGCAGTGTCTTGTTAGTCCTAAATTGGATGGAGCAGCAGTATCTTTACTATATGTTAACGGACACCTAGAGTTAGCTTTAACTAGAGGCGACGGAGTACAAGGTAGAGACATCACTGATA